ATGGCAATGAAACACAGCTCCGATAAGCAAAGAAATGATACACAAATGGAGATGGAAGGCTTCCGTCAAGGTATGGAAATGAACAGACAACGCACACAACAAGCGTCTATTAGTAAACCCCCACAAAAAGGAAAGAATAAGTGAACATAATCGAAGCGGCACTTAAAGAGATAAGGGAGCGTCGGACACAATTATCCGATGCGCTGGCAAACAAAGCAGCCAAGACCTATGACGAGTACCAATTCATTTGCGGCGAGATTCGAGGCCTTACCGCAGTGGAGATTTACCTTGTAGACCTCGCAAAAAACTTGGAGCAAAACGATGACTGAAATAGTAATCGCTACAGACAGCGGTGAAGTTTCGACCCTGCCACAAACAGCGGAAGAAAGAGCAACACAACTGCCTACCCCATCGGGATACCACATTTTGGTGGCAATACCTGAAATCGAAGAGAAGTATGAGAGCGGGTTAATTAAGGCAGATACAACAAAGCATTATGAGGAAGTCCTTAGTACGGTCTTCTTTGTCGTGAAATTGGGTCCAGACGCCTATAAAGGTGAACGGTTTACGTCAGGTCCGTGGTGTAAAGAGGGGGACTTTATCCTCGCACGCCCGAACAGCGGCACTAGATTGAAGATTCATGGACGCGAGTTCCGTCTAATTAATGATGATTCAGTTGAAGGGGTTGTTGACGATCCACGCGGAATTTCACGAGCATAAGGAGGCTATATGCCAGATTTTGAAAAAGAAGAGTACAAGTTCCCTGATGAACTTGAGTCCAAAGTGTCTATGAAGGACGATGATGAGGAAGAGTTCACCGTAGAGATCGAAGACGATACACCAGAAGAGGATCGTGGTAAGGAACCCCTCCCTAAAGATATTATTAACTCACTGGAAGCCCCAGAGGACGGCGGTGAGTATCCCGAAGAAGTAGTCACTAAGTTTAAGCAATATAAGAAAGCTTGGCACGACGAACGTAGGGAGAAGGAAGCAGCTTACCGTGAGCAAGAAGAAGCTCTACGGATGGCGCAAAGTATTCTTGAGGAGAATAAGCGCCTTAAGTCTACCCTAGCGTCGGGCGAACAAGTTTACATCTCTACTATGCAGGATTCTGCTGAAAAAGAAGTTGAGATGGCTAAGCGTGAGTATCGTGAAGCATATGATTCGGGCGACTCTGAGAAGTTAATTGATGCACAGCAAGCCTTAACTAATGCTAGTTTAAAGTTGGATCGTGCAAAAAACTTTAAACCCACTTTACAAGAAGACGAAAATGAGGTACAACTGCCGCAAAGATCACAACCTGATAACAAAACTCAGGCTGATCCAAAGTATGCAGCATGGCAGCGTCGGAATTCAAACTGGTTCAATAAGGACGAGGAGATGACCGAAGCAGCAAAAGGACTGCATATGAAACTGTATCGTGAGTACGGCCCTGAATATATTGGTACTGACGATTATTACGAGCGCATCGACAAAACGATCCGTAAACGGTTTCCGGAGTCCTTCCCTGAAAACAGGGAGCCAGAGCCACAGAAAGCTCAACAAAGAAGTAAGCCTAGTACAGTCGTAGCTTCAGCTAAGCGGAGTACGGCTCCGAAGCAGATTAAGTTGACAGCGACACAAGCGGCGCTGGCGAAAAAATTTAGACTGACACCGGAGCAATATGCTCGTGAAGTACTTAAACTGGAGAATAACAATGGCTAATAACAGACTTACTCGTGAACTTGAATCCCGTAAAGAAGTAGAACGTCCAAAGCAATGGGCGCCTGCTGAGACACTACCAGAACCGGATAAGCAGCCGGGTTTTGCGTATAGATGGATTCGTATTTCGACCTTAGATAAGGCCGATCCCCGCAACTTGTCAGGCAAGCTACGCGAAGGATGGGAACCTGTGAAAGTGTCGGAACAACCAAGATTTCAACTGCTAATTGATCCTAACAGTCGTTTTAAAGACAACGTTGAGATCGGTGGGTTATTGTTGTGTAAGACGCCACAAGAGTTTGTAGATCAACGGAATAAACATTTCGATAATCAGACACAAGCTCAGACGACTGCAATTGACAATAGCTTCATGCGAGAAAGCGATGTACGTATGCCACTCTTTGCGGAGCGCAAATCGTCTACATCGTTTGGTAAAGGTTAATTTAAACTTTTTTTGGAGTCAAATATGGCATATCCTGTTGTAGACAAGCCTTACGGCCTACAGCCAGTGAATTTGATTGGTGGTCAAGTATTTGCAGGTTCAACCCGCATGTACCCTATCATTTACGGTTATTCAACCGACATTTTCTACGGCGATTTTGTTGTTTTATCTCGTGGTCGTTTAGAGCGTGCTTCAGTATCTACTGGCACAACTCTGAATCAAACCGTTGGTATTTTCTTGGGCTGCACTTTCACTAGCCCTATTACTAAGCAAAAGCAGTTCAGCCAATACTGGCCTTCTGGTACTTTGGCTGGCGATGCACAAGCTTACGTATCTGATGATCCAGATGCAGTGTTTAAAGCTGCTGTTTGTTCTTCTGGTGTAGTTATGGCTTCTGGCTCAAACGCAATCGTTGGTTGCAACGTCAGCGCTATTAACAACACTGGCAGCACAAATACTGGTAATTCAGCAAATGCTGTTTTAGCGCCTACTGATACCCCAGTAACAACTACTCTGCCATTACGTGTAATTGGTGTTGTTCCTGATACTGCTGTTAGTTTAGGCAGTGCAACATACTCAAGTATCTCTACCAACACGATCACTGTTTCTGCAATACCTTTTGCGTTACCGGTAGGAACAGACGTTGCTTCAGTTGCATCTAATGGTCAGATCATCGCTTCAGGTTCATTTGTTGATACCGCTGCCTCTGCGGGCGCAACTACTGTTGTGTTGAATCAGCCTCCTGCAACTGCATTTGTTGCAAGCTCAACAATCGTATTCACCCAGTACCCAGAAGTCTTGGTTAAGTTAAACCAAAGTCTGCATGGCTACTATTCTGCCACTGGTGCTTAAGGAGTAAATAATGGCTATTTCACGCGCACAACTATTAAAAGAACTCTTACCGGGCTTGAACGCTCTGTTTGGTCTTGAGTATGCTCGCTACGGCGAAGAGCATAAAGAAATCTACGAAACCGAAACATCGGAACGTAGCTTCGAAGAAGAAACAAAACTGTCAGGCTTCAGCGCTGCACCAGTCAAAAACGAAGGTTCTGCTATTCGTTACGACAATGCACAAGAAGCATGGACAGCACGTTACAACCACGAAACAATCGCTTTGGGCTTCTCTTTAACTGAAGAAGCAATCGAAGATAACTTGTATGACTCGTTATCAGCTCGTTACACCAAGGCTTTGGCTCGTGCAATGTCTTATACCAAGCAAGTTAAAGCTGCAAACGTATTGAACAATGGCTTCAGCAATGCCTACACAGGCGGCGACGGCGTATCTTTATTCAATACTGCGCATCCTTTAGTTTCTGGTGGCACCAACGGTAACACTCCATCAACTGCTGCTGACTTGAACGAAACTTCGTTGGAAAACGCTGTTATTCAGATCGCTGCATGGACTGATGAACGTGGTCTGTTGATCGCTGCTAAGCCTAAGAAATTGATCGTTCCACCTGCTCTGCAATTTGTTGCAACTCGCCTGTTAGAGACCGAACTCCGTGTTGGTACTACTGACAACGACGTAAACGCATTGAAGAACAATGGTTCAATCCCAGAAGGCTACACAATCAACCACTTCTTGACCGACTCAAACGGCTGGTACTTAACCACCGACGTTCCAAACGGCATGAAGCACTTTGTTCGTAGCCCACTGGCTAACTCAATGGACGGCGACTTCGATACTGGTAATGTACGTTACAAGTCTCGCGAGCGTTATTCTTTCGGTTGGTCTGATCCGCTTGGTATGTACGGTTCACCCGGTGCAGCCTAAGTAATGAAAGGGGGGGTTACGACCCCCCTTTTTTATGGTATAAAGTAACAAACCGGGATTTCCGGTGTGTCAAATAGCCCCGGCTAGTAACATGCAAATTGGCGCACTTAACTCGCATGTGAGGATATAAATCATGGGTTTCGCTACTCATCTTGGCCCTTGGCTACTCGGCACTGTTAAAAATACAACCGGTACCACTGCTGGCACTGTTCGCAATATCGGCGCAACTGTTGTTGCCCAAACCATTCCTGTAACTTTTAATACGTTCGCTAACTTAACCGGCACTTTAGGTTCAATTCCTGCTGGCTCGTTAATTACTGGCGTTCAGATCATTACGTCTGCTGACTTTAGCTCCGCTACTACATTAAAGATCACTATCGGTGGTACTGATGTAGCTACAGCTTCTACTATTACTTCAACTGGCTTTATTAGTGTAACGATTGCTTCTACTTTCGCTGCTCTTGCTGCTAATACTGGCACTACTGACGACTTAATTACTTACACTGCTACTGGTACTTCTTTAACTACTGGTGCTGCTACTGTTGTAATTCAGTATGTTGTTCGTGACTCTAACGGCAACGCCAACCCTACTGCTACTCAACAATAATAGGGAGGCATCATCATGATGCAAACAGACGTTAAAGCAGTTCACGTAGAGGCGACAGGCACAATAGTGTCTGGTCGCACTCGTGTTAAAGGCTATCAGTGTATTTCTGGTGGTACGGCTGGCGATATTATTTATCGAGATGGTGGGGCTACTGGTCCTGTTAAGCTACAGTTCAATATTGGCACAGGTACACAGCCTATTGGTTTGTCTATTCCGGGTGAAGGCATCTTGTTTGAAACAAGTGTGCATTTGACATTACCAGCAACAGCTAAGGCTACGACATTCTATGGCTAAGACTCCGGCATGGCAGAGAAAAGAAGGCAAGAACCCCGCTGGGGGTTTGAACGCCAAGGGGAGAGCCTCCGCGAAAAAGCAAGGCATGAATTTGAAAGCTCCCCAGCCGGAAGGCGGCTCAAGGAAAGAGTCGTTCTGCGCCCGTATGTCAGGTATGAAAAAGAAGCTCACATCTGCAAAGACAGCGAACGATCCGAATAGCCGGATAAATAAATCTTTGAGAGCTTGGAAGTGCTGACTGATATGGAACTTACAATTGCTTGGACTGGTGGGCTAACACTATTCACCGGATTATTTGCTTACATAGCTCACGAGAAGTTCTCTGAACTAGCTCGTATTACTATTTTGCTCAACAGAACTCGTGAGGAGATCGCCCGTGATAACGTCACTAAAGCTGAAGTTGAGCGTATTACTGACCACATTGATCAACGTTTTAACCGCCTTGAGGCAAAAATTGATCAGCTCATTGGGCAAAGGATGAATCATGAAACGTAAAATGAAAAAGTTTAACGAAGGTGGTAAGACCTACGATAAAGAAGACGAAGGTATTCTTGGCGGTAAGATAAAGTACCGTGAAGATGATGAAGGTCGTAAATTTGTAGCTGGCAAAGCTAATCCTATGGATCGTAACCCATCGGAACAACGTTATTACTCTGCTGACGACGTTAAAGGCAAACTGTCTGGTCTGTTCGGTGGTAAGAAAGAAAATTCTTCGTCATCTAAGTTTGACGAATTAGAGTCAGTAGGTGGCGCAGGTCGTCGTCCTCGTACTATCCAAGAACAAATTAGCGGTAAATCAGAAGAAGAACCTCGTCGCCAGATAACTGACAGAATGATTAATAAACCAGAACCAGCTGGTAAAACATTCTTAAGAGAAGAAGCAGATATAGACTATAAGTCAGAAAAGAAAGCTGCTCGTAAAGATAAAGGTGCTTCTGATGATAGAAAATCTTTAGGCGACAAAGCTAATCGATTACCCGGCAACGCAGCTGATAAGGATAAAAAAGTTACTAAATTGCCCGGTAGAGGGGATGATAAAAAAGAAAAACCTAAGTCAATGGTATTTAAACGCGACATCTTTAGAGATGACGACGAAGAACCAGCTAGTAAACCAGCCGCTCCTGTTGTTCGTAAAGTAGTTAAAGAAGAATCAGATAAAGCTGCGGATACCCCCGTACCTAAAGAGTTTGATATGAAGTCAGGTAACAAGACTATTTACGGCACTAGCACTACTGATGTATTTAAACAGAATGAAGAACGTAAGCGTAAATCCGCAGCAGATAAAGCAGCTGAAGCGGAAAAGAAAAGACGAAGCAGACCTTCTTCTGAAGAAATGATGAGTCAATCATTAGGCGCTGGATATAAACGTGGTGGGTCGGTTAGATCAGCGTCAGCTCGTGCAGACGGTTGCGCTATAAGAGGTAAGACTCGTGCCTAGCGTTAGTAAGAAGCAAGAAAAGTTTATGCAAGCGGTGGCTCACAACCCTAAGTTTGCAAAAAAGGCGGGAGTTCCACAGTCAGTAGGTAAAGATTTTTCAAATGCCGATAAAGGCAAAACTTTTAAACGAGGTGGTGAAATGGCAAAAGCAAATCCGTTCATGGAAATGATCGCTAAGAAAAAAGCAGCGGCAGGTAAGAAGCCAATGAAAAAGATGGCTGGTGGCGGTTTAGCTGCTGGTCATAAAGCAGCTGATGGTGTTGCTTCTAAAGGTAAGACCAAAGCCAAGCAAATCAAAATGAAGTCTGGTGGGTACTGCTAATGATGGCCTCGCGCGGTATGGGTGATATTAACCCTTCCAAAATGCCCGGTGGGAAGAAGAAAGCCCGTCGGGATAATACTGACTTTACTAAATATAAAGAAGGCGGGAAGGTTAATGCTGCTGGTAACTACACGAATCCCGGTCTACGTAAGAAGATTGTGTCTCAAGTAAAAGCCGCAGCAACGCACGGTACAGGCGCAGGGCAGTGGTCAGCTCGTAAAGCACAGCTTGTTGCTAAGAAATATAAAGCAGCAGGTGGTGGGTACCGTGATTAAATGAAGGTGCTACGTATTCGTCCTGACTTGGTATTTGTAGGTCAGGTGCATGGCAAAGGCGCAGAAGTATCGCCAGAAGTTAAAGCTGCTATTGGTAAGTATGGGGCTTGGTACGAGGGTAACGGTGATGACCGGATACCGGGAATTAAGTATCAAGGGTCGTGGGACGATGCTCTTGCAAAAGATGTAAAGGGTTACCCAAAAGAGTTTTTGTTTGTTATTTTTACAAACACAGCAGTTAACGAGCAGAAAGAAATACTGGCAGGTACAGGTACTATTTTTGACAGGTTGCTTAAAACGCAAGGGCAGTATGGTTATTTTAAGAATCGTAGGTTTGATGCTGACACGCTAACTGAATTTTTAAAAGCAATGGGCGGTGCGTATTTAAAAGACAGTAAAGCTGAGGCAACTAAAGAAAATGTAGCAGCGTTTATAAATAGCGGTGAGAAAGACATGTGGGAGTCTGGCAGTACGCCAGCAAGAAAGATGGCAGATAAGTCAAATAAATACCGAGATATGTGGCTACTCTCGCAACCTAAAGGTGTTTATTTTGTTGGGTCAGATCACTTACAAGACTTAAAATCGCTGCACTCAGGCAAAAGTTTTGGTGTCGAAAAAAGTGATGTAAACAGGAAAAATATTAATCTAATATGAAAGCGCCACAGCAAAGCCTTAAAAATTGGGGAGATCAGAAATGGCGAACCAAAAGTGGAAAGCCATCGTCAAAGACAGGAGAGCGTTATCTCCCAGAAAAGGCGATCAAAGCACTAAGCCCCGCCGAGTATGCAGCCACAACGAGGGCAAAGCGAAAAGGCAAGGCGGCAGGTAAGCAGTTTGTTAAACAGCCGAAAGGCATTGCAAAGAAAACGGCGGGGTATAGATAATGGCTAATCCAAAAAACACATTCCTAACTAAAGAGCGTCAGGAAAAAGCTGATGATGCAATGAAAGTGCAGCGTATGCGCGAGCGCAACAGCATCTCTAAAGGTAGAACTCGTGACATTAAGTTATCAAAACCCGGCGCTCCTTATTATCGTGATGATTCATCTGATACCCCTGATGAAGCTGTTGTCCGTGCTAAAGGGCAGGGTAAATATATGTCTGACGAAGTAGGTCCCCTTGCTTCAAAGTTAGATGAAGGTGTTTTAGCTCCTGCTGCTAGGACTTTAAAAAATGTTATGGCGGGTAAACGTGGCGAAGAAGTCCTTAAAGATATTGATGGCGACGCATACTATAAGCGTCGTACCAAAGAAGAAGGCGATAAAGCAGTATCTAGTTATCGTGGTGCAAAAGAAAATCAAAAAGAATATGGTATGAAAAAAGGCGGTATGGCTAAAGCCTACGCTAAAGGTGGCGACGTTCAATCTGAAAGCAGCAAACTAGATCAGAAGAACGCAGAGATGGATAAAGCCCAAGAAGAGGGCTACAAGCGTTATTTGGCAGATCAAGAACAGAAAAAGAAGGAAAATATTGAATCACGTAAGACCATGCCTATGCTTAGATTTGGTTTAGATATGTTGCGTGGTGATTCAAAAGAACAAAAAGAACAAAAGAAAGCAAAGGGCGGCGCAATTAAATCGTCTGCTTCATCGCGTGGTGACGGTATAGCTACTAAAGGCAAAACCAGAGGAAGAATAGTGTAATGGCATATACCACAGACACAACTAGCTTTAACCCCGACCTCAACGAGATATTCGAAGAGGCGTTTGAGCGTTGTGGCTTGGAATTGCGTACGGGCTATGATTTCCGTACTGCGCGTCGTAGCATGAACTTCTTGACAGCTGATTGGGCTAATAGAGGTATTAACCTGTGGACGATTGAGCAGGGTTCGATAAACATGGTACAGGGGCAGACTACTTATGATCTACCTATTGACACCGTTGATTTGGTTGAGCATGTTATCCGTACTTTTTCCGGACAGGGTCCTAACCAGACTGACCTCAACATCACACGTATTAGTGTCTCTACCTACTCAACCATCCCCAACAAAGAAGCGCAAGGGCGTCCGATCCAAGTCTGGATTAATAGACAGTCGGGACAAAAGGTTGGCTCCAACGCGGCGGAAGCAAAGCACCCGCAGATCAACGTCTGGCCTGCTCCGGATCAAGGAACAGAAGCGCAACCGTTTTACATCTTCTACTACTGGAGAATGAAACGTATATACGATGCAGGTACAGGCACTAACGTGATTGATATTCCGTTCCGTTTTTTGAACTGTTTAGTTGCTGGCTTGGCGTACATGATTGCAGTAAAGAAACCAGAAGTTGATCCAGCGCGTGTTATGGGACTTAAAGCTATGTATGACGAGGCTTGGGAATGGGCGTCAACTGAAGACCGCGAGAAGGCGGCGGATAGACTTGTTCCTCGTGAAATGTTCTTCTAATCATGGGCAATAGGTTTGCAAGCGGTAAAAATTCGATTGCAGAGTGTGACCGCTGCGGGTTTCGTTACAAGTTAAAAGAGCTGAAGAAGCTCACGATTAAGACTAAGCAGGTACAGATTAAAGTATGTAAAAACTGTTGGGAGCCTGATCAGCCACAGTTACAATTAGGTATGTATCCGGTTGACGACCCACAAGCAGTACGGGAACCACGTCCAGATAACAGCTACTATCAGTCAGGCTATACAGGATTGCAGTTAACTACTAATACTGACTTTGGTGATCCGGGTGGTGGTAGTAGGGTGTTTCAGTGGGGCTGGTGGCCTGTTGGCGGAGCAAGTGCTAACGATGCGGGTTTAACACCTAATAACTTAGCAGTACAATGCTTAGTAGGAACAGTAACAATTTCTTAGGAGTAGGACATGAAACACGACGATATGGCAAAAGACAAACCGATGATCAAAAAGATCGCGGGTCAAGAAGTTAAAAAGCACGAGAAGAAAATGCACCACATGAAAAAAGGTGGCGTAACTTCTATGGACATGAAAAAAGTTGGTCGTAACATGGCGCGTGCTAATAACCAACGGAGTCGCTAATGGCTAAGTTCTCACAAAAGGTAATGGGCAAAGAAGTCGGTAATGCCGCTGTCTATGCTAAACCACACAGTATGTCTGGAGGCCCTATGGTCATGAAGAAAATGGAAGACCCTAATAAGTTAGCTGCTAATCAGATGACTAGGAAAACTGCTACACCACGCGTAAGCGCAGGTGATCCTGCTGCGGATAACATAAAGACTGACGGTATGAAGATTCGTGGTACAGGCGCAGCTACTAAGGGTGTAAAAGCTCGCGGTCCAATGGCTTAAGGAATAACTGTGACATACGCAGAGCTTCTTGCTGAGATACAGAATTACACCCAAAACTACGAATCTACTTTTGTAGCGACTATACCTACTTTTGTTGAGCAGGCGGAAGAGCGCATCTATAACACGGTGCAGATTCCTCCATTGCGAAAGAACGTAACGGGCGGTGTAACTACTGGCAATAAATATCTGTCATGCCCTGCTGATTACTTATCTAGCTTCTCATTAGCTGTAATTGATGGTGATGGTAACTATGAGTATTTGTTAAATAAAGACGTTAACTTTATTCGTGCAGCGTACCCTAACCCAACAGATGAAGGTTTGCCTAAGTACTACGCTCTATTTGGTCCAACTGTTATTAGCAGTGTGACCACCAATGAGTTATCGTTTATTTTAGGCCCTACGCCAGATGATGATTATGATGTAGAGCTGCATTACTATTATTACCCGCAATCTATTGTTTCTGCTGGTACATCATGGCTTGGCGATAATTATTCGCCTGTTTTGCTTTATGGCTCTTTAGTTGAGGCTTATACATACATGAAGGGCGAAGCTGACATCATGGCGTTTTACGAAAAGAAATATCAAGACGCAGTAATGCAATTGAACCGTTTAGGAACTGGTCTCGAACGTGGTGATTCGTATCGCGACGGACAAGCAAAGATTAAGGTTAACCCATAATGGCGTTACAACAAGGTCAGACGTTAAGTTTTAGAAGCGATATTGTGCAGGGAGATCAAGACCTTTCTGCTAATACGTTGAAGATGGCTTTGTATGATGGCTTTGCTACATTAGGTCCTACTACGACTATATATACAACAGAGAATGAAGTAACGGGTACAGGTTATACGGCGGGCGGCAACACTATTACAGGTGTAACTATTGCTACAGATGCAAACACAAATACAGTTTACATAGACTTTAATAATGTATCTTGGCCCGGTGCTTCGTTTACTGCTCGTGGCGCATTGATATATAACAGCACTCAAAGCAATAAGTCGATTGCTGTGTTGGATTTTGGTTCTGATAAGTTATTTACTGCGGCAAATAACACGGTGATAATGCCGGTCAACTCAGCAACAACAGCACTACTAAGATTTGTATAGGAGCAGATATGGCGCTAGTAAATACAACCAAAG